AATCGTTGGCTCTGGTGCAACTTTGGCCACGGCCTCAGCCGTGAGTGGGGCAACATGTCGCAACGCGACGATTTTCGGGTCAACGAATTCTGCCGACTTGGCAAGCGCCTTGTACGCCTCGCCGTAAGCGTGCGATCCGGCCAGCCCTGCCATCGCCAGATTTCCCAACCCGGCAGTCAGCGCCCGAGCCTTGCCCTCTGGCGTGGTCGCTGCCTGAAATTCCCTCAACGATTCTGGCGCGTGCGAAAGCATGTCTGCCGCAAACGTTCCGCTGGCCACCGCACGCAATGCCCCAGGCGCAGCGCCAAGACCCATCGTGGAAATACCCACAGGCGAGGTCATGAACTCCATCGCACCTCCAACTACATCCTCCACTCCACTGACAACACCTCCAGCCACAGCCAGCGTTTGTCTCGCTGTACCTTTCGGCTGTTGACCGGCCAGATACGAGAGTTGGTCGCCCAGTGAGAATGCCTTGCGCAGTGGAAGCAGCGGAGCGAGCAACGGGGCCAACCCTTCGCTTCCTGTCAATCGTGTTGGAGCAGCAGGATTTGGCCCTGATGGATTCAAGCCTCTCGGGTCCAGTGGGCGTCCGAACTCATCGGTTGAAACGGCTTCTGGAGCTGACGGTTGAGTTTCTCCATTGGCACCAGCCTGCGCCATGTCAAACGCCGCTACCGCCCGTCCGACAACACCGACGGTTGCGCGGGTTGCAGCGGCCATGCGCGAGACAGATTGTTCAATGAACTTCTCGGCAGACGGCGCATCGTCGAGGAACGATTCTGCGTCGGGCGCTTGCTGGTCAAGGAAGGCTTCTGCGGTTTGAGGCATTTCATTTGAACCCCAACTCGCGGAGTTGTTCTAAAGCCTGATCGCGTGTAATTTTGCCCGCCTGGAGAGATGCGCGGATTTCAGCAGCACGAGGATTGTTCTCGGGCGCTATTGGCTGCGGCGCTACAACATGTGGAGCATTTGTTTTCAAACCTTCACGAGCAGTCTTGGCTTTATCGAACTTTTCCTGTTGCTGACGTTTTCCTTCGATGTCAGCACGAATTTCCTGAATAGCCAAATCCTTGTCGTCATCAGACAAAGCACTGGTGTCATCAATCACCTTAGATCTTCGATTGAATTCGATGCGATCCTCTGGAGACCATTTAGCAGCGTCAAATCGCTTCTCCTTGATATTAAGGTCTTGTTTGCGGGCAGCCAGGTTGCCCTCACCCACCAGGAGCCTCCGTTCTTCAAGCGCTATATCCTTATCGTATTTTGCAATACGAGCATCATTCAAATCTATGGTTGAATCTGCCAATAGAGAACGACGTTGTTCAATCAGAGTGTTAAGTGCTGCTCGATCTGAGCGTGATGCAATACGACTTCTGGCTTCTTCTTCAAGCCGCTTTGCCGTCCTCGCGCTCTCAACCATGTGCTGCGCGCCAAGCCACGCCTTGCCACCAACGGTCATCGGATGTTTTGAACCCGTTTCCCAAACTTTGCTTACCTGCTCGTCATCGGTCCAGTCAGTTACTCCGGCAATCGCCTTTGCCATCTCTGAATTACCAACATCAAGTTTCGACTGAATGGCCAACTTGGAAATTTGCGTGTCGCGCATTATCGCCGTTCTCGACATCTGATTGGCAAGTTCACGCTCCTGCAAATCCTGCTGCGCCCGCTTCTCCACAATCTGAGCGCCAAGTGCCAGCGCCGGCAATGCGCTTTCCTGATTGTCGGGCTTGTTCCACCACTGGTCTTGCAACGAAAAATCAGCCATACGCTTCTCCGCTCGTTTAGGCAGCAGTCCCTCCCAATCCATTCTTCGCTATGCTGCCGCCAATCGCCGTGTTGATTACGGATGAAGACGTGTTGGCTGCCCAATCTAGGAACTGCGCAGCGCCACGTTCAAGGTTGCTGGGCAGCGCGTCGATCTGGTGGTTCAGCCATTCAATCGGCTTGTTGGTCTGAGCTTCTTGGAACTGAAAGGCCAGCCGTTGCTGCGGAGTGAAAAACATTGACGTAAAATCCAACTGCGGAGCCTTTGGGATCGAACGAATCCAACTGCTCGCCTCGCTCAATCCCTGATTCTGAATATCCAGACTCGTCAAACCAAGATTTCGCAATTCATCAAAACCGCTGAGCTCGCTCCCCGAAGTTCCGAGCGCAACACCTTTCTCCGCAGCCTTTCGACCAAGCAAGTTCTGAACGTCAGTTGGAATTTCCCCGCGCAGTTTACTGCCAAGAACGCTGGTAATTTTGTCCCGCATATTGGCGAATCCTGGAAGTAGCGTTTCAAGCTGTTTCAAGAGTTCGTCCGTCGAAAACGTGTTTGCCATGTCCGCGAACTGCATTGCTGCTGGCGCGTTCTGGATGTTTCCGGCAATCGTTTGCTGTTCAACCTTCGTCGGATCGATGTTGATCGGTGGCAACTTTTTAGGATTGTCTCCGTGCCATCCCAGTATTGTTGCGAGTGAACTTACGGGCATAAGTCAGATATAATTGCAGACCGGAGAATCCGCTCCTGCGAAGTTTATCGGCGCTGCCACACCATCTCCCTGCCAGTGGCGCATCTGACGGTCGAGACAGCGAATTGCCATTTGCCACAACGGCTCCGCCTCCGCCACCCCAACATCCTCTTCCTTCTTGATCGCTTGGCAAGCAAGGCGCACGGCATCCGCGTGTGAGATGATGAGAACGGAATCGTCTCCTGTGGCGGGGATAAAACGGCGCTTGGCCATCACGGTGACGCGCTGAGTCTCGCATCCTCCTGTTGAACCACCAGCGAGACAAGGGATCAACGAACGACGATATGTGGGGAGCGTCTCGTCAGGCTCGTAATAGGCCAAGGCACGGTATGTTGCCAACGCCACGTCGTATTCGTAAAGGCGAATCGGCTTCTTGGTGACGGGCTTGATGACCTCATACAACCCGCCCGCCATGCACGTCGAAGCGGACAGCGTGTATCCACCCGCAGCCGGAATCAGGATGCGCTCGCCTTCGATGACGGTTCCGCTGACCGTGGTGTAAACCTTGTTCGCGTTCCCGTCGTAGTAACGCACAAGCACAAATGCCCCCGCTGCTTCCGTTCCGTCTGCGTAAATCGCAAGCTTCTTTCCGGTTCCGATTACGTCGTCGAATGCCACGGCGTTTCCGCGATCTACGAGTTGCCCGCTGGAACCGCTCGTGCTGCTCATGTTTCCGGGGCCGTATTCCAAGAATTCGTAAAATCCGTTGCGAACCGTTCCTGGACAACCACACCGCTCCCACGCCTCAATGGTTTCAATTTCACGCGGCCAGGTCAGGCATCCATTTGTAACGCAGACGGTGTAACGAGCCACTGTGTCCACGGATTTACCGGCGTCGTATAAAAGACGCTCGCAACCGCGATTGACCAGATCAAGCAGCCTCGGGTCAGACGAATTGTAGTTCGCCACTTTTGCACAGGCGGCCTTTACGGTTCCAAAGGTCAGCTTCATGCGCGGTAATGGCTTCGAGCGGTGCGCTTGATGAAATATCTCACGCGATACGGTGGCACCGTGTTGTGAGGCGTCCCGTTCAACCCAGGTGTCACTGGGTCTCCGCCTGTGTTCGTCGTGGACACGTCGGATTCGACTGCGTTGGCGTTGGTTCGAAGCCGTTGACCTGCGGTTCCGCCTCCAACATCGGACATGCTTGCCAGCACGACATGCTTATGGGGAGCAAGTTCTGCCGTCGTAAGGGCGTGGGTTTCTTCGCCTCCAGTGGCCCCCTCCGCGATGGCGGCCCCGCTTGCGAATGTGCCGGGTCCAATCGGGAAGCGAGCCCGAAAGTCAGTGTCCTCGGCCCACATTGGTCCTGTAAAAGCCGTTACCGCTGCCACCTCTCCACCGTCCAGAGTGTCGATTCCGCCAAGCGTCGTTCCCGCTGGAGCTAGCATCGTGAACCCAACCGGAAGTGAGTGCTTGGACAACCAGACTCCGCTGGCGAAATAATAGATCCGATCAGGAACGCCGGAGATGGTCTTAAGCCACGCCTTCGTCAGATCCGCTGGAGCCGCCGCGCCGATGTGGAGGTTGACAGAGACATCAGCCGTGCCTGAAAGCAGCGCGACGAGAAGCTGCCATTGAGCGTCTGTGATGGGGACACATAATCCAACCGGGATTGAGGATGACGTAATTGCGACGGTGGACATGGCACGTTCAAACCGCGACCGCACTGGCTGACTCACCCTTGATATATCCGCATTCTTCCGATACTGCAACGGTTATGCGATACGAGTATTGCATCCCAACCGTCACGGATGCGTCAGCGTAAGCCTCAGATCCAGCACCACCTGTCCCGGTTGAAAGCGTCATCCAGTGGCCATCGGAGAACCGTTCAACGCTGTAGGAAAGCCCCGTGGCCACATTGAAGGCCAGCGCAATCTGGCCGGCTGTGAGTGTGAGCGACGGAGCGGAAGGAATGGCGCATCGAACGCACGACACGCCATCCCACTGCCAACCAACCGGGCAGTTGCCCTCAGAGGACGAGACCTGAGGGAAATCATCCAGATCGCAGCATGTGAGTTCTTTGCACTCGACAGGCATCAGTAACCTTTGGTCTTTTTCTTTGGTTTCTTTTTCATATTTGGAAATCGTATCGGTCCACGATTGATTGCTGAGACCATCGCTTCGCGCACCATTTCGTTTCCGATTCTTTCAAGCACTCTCTGCATCGTGTGCGCCATGTGCGTCTTCATACTCATGAAACTGCCGGGAACATCTCGTCGTCCCGTTCGGTAAATCTCACCAGCACCTTGCGAATCCGGCAATGGCCAACCCACTCCAGCCGCAACTGAAACTCGTAGCCGATCCGTGAAGGCTTGTCGTCCACGTCCATGTCCTCGTCGAGCGGTTGGCCGAAGTTGAGCCTGGTCTTGAACGTTGGACGCTTCACGTAGGCCACGGTGCAAAGCGGGTCGTCTTCGACAGCGCACGTCTGGTAATCCGAGCAGACTGCCTGCACCCTTCCCCATTCAACCCAGCACGGATACTGATCCGGCCTGTAGTAAAGTGTGAAATCGACTTCCCCAAGAATCTCGTCCACCCAGATTTCCACAGACTCAATGCGCTTCAGCGAAAGCGGAGACGCCGTCTGTTCACGCCCGAACATCGAGCGTGTTTCGATGAACGATGGAACGCGAGAGTCTGTATTGTCAAACCCGCTAACCCTGTCGAACTCCCAAAGCTCATTCAACCCGGCGTCGCTACGCGCCCATGCGAATGCCCTCTCCCGTCCACCGATGTCGCCTTTGAACAGCAGCACGGGTTGAAATCCTGTCCAGACCCCCTCGTAAACGGGAGGTGCCTTGCCGCGCATCGACGAAATCAAATTGAAGTCGAGCACCCCGAGTCCGCGATGGTACGCATTTTCCAATGTCGGCATTGGCTGCACCGTGAACAGGAGCCGGTTGTTGAACTGGATCATCGAGCCGTATTGGAGAAGCAATGGATCATCGAACGGCAGCACCCGGTCCATCTCGGTGGAATTCGGCGTGGTCCCCCATGAGTTGGTGAACTCGCGAATTGCCAAATAAAACGAACGCACTCCGTCGAGTGCGCGAAAAAAGACATCTGAGTTCGTCGTTTGCGCCACTGCATACTGCCCCGTAGCTCCGGTCCCAATGCTCACAATGGTCTGAATTGGAGATCGCGTGTTCTGCCACGTATCTCGATCCTCGGAGGCGTTGCAGGAGAAGATCGCGTGTTCTGTGAAGATGAGCAGTGGTCCGTTACCTGTGGATGTGTCAAGCACCGGCATGAATACCATCGCGGTAATCTCGCCGCTTTGGAGCGGAACATTGAAACTTCCGCCGCCTGCCAGAAACGTGTTTTCCTTGAAGTATAGAACGTTATCGATTCTGGCATACTGCACGTCATTTATCGCGCCTCCGACGATGTCGCCCCATGCAAACTCGTTTCCGTTGACGGCCACAGCCAACCTGCCCTTGCCATACGCCATCTGCTTTCCCGTGGGCACCTGCTGCTTTGCGATGTCCGAACGGAAGGAACTTGAGCCATCGTAAATGATCGCCCTTCGCTGGCCGTCCTGAATGATGAGAAACAGTTCCGCCTGCTGCATCCATGCGCGCCCAAGCGACGAGGAATTTGGGTCCAATGCCATGACAATCTTTCCGCTCGTCACAACTCCAACGGGAGCGTCGAGATTGGTCACGGTGAGCGTGTTGCCGGAAATCGACACCACCATGTAACGGTTTCCGTCAATCTCGATTGGCAAGCCGGCCAGAACCACGCTCGCATCGGTTACAGAAATGGCCACATTACTTCCCACAGCCGGCGTCGTGAAGTTGGCGCTGGTCGCTGTCATCAGGCGGGGTGTGATTTCCTTCACCGTGAATCCCGCCAGCGGATCTATCTCGAATATTCTTCCTCCAATGGATGCCACTGCCACGGCGGAACGATATTTAGGAGTGAAGACGATTCCACCCTGAACGGCGTGAGTTTCGATCCATTTCGCTACCTCTGAGTTTGGAAAGCGCAGGGATTCTTGAAAAAACCGGGGGCGAGTTTTTGGAGTTCCATCGCGGAACGAGCAGTTGCCCGCCCATGCCGCCTGATTCTGCGCGAGTAGCGATGGGATACGACTACTGTCCACGCCTCCCAAAAAGTCCAGCGCACCGTCACGCGAAATCGATTTTTCACGAGTCACATTAGTATCCAATCTCGACCAGACGAGCGTGCGCCAACCATCGAACCGTTGTCGCTCCAGCGGTATTGATGACGGTGATCACAAGTGCGTCGTTCGCGTTGTCCGCTGTGACTGCTGGAACGTTTGCCAGCGTGCCAAAAGTTGCTCCGCTGTTGTCAGCAATTAGAGCATTTACGACAGCCGTGACAATCGAGGTTGTGCCCGCGAGATTGTTGATTACGCCCTTTACAGTCCACGCGGCATTCAAACCTCCAGAACCTCGTGCCGCGATCATAATATCGAAAGCGACTGTGCGACCCGGCGCGATGGTGGCGCGAAGTGAATTGCCGTCCAGAAACATTTCTGTTGCCCCGGCACCCGCCGCAGTTGCAATTCTCCAAATCAGATCACTTTGTTGGCCATCGCCCTTCGCTGCAAACTGCCCGCCAGCAAATGCTCGTTGAGCATACTTGTCCGCCAAGGCTGCCGAACCGCCCACAATGGACGCGCTGAATCCAGATGCCGTATTGCTGCCGCCGCCAAGGACTGATCCGTAATCCGCGCTGACAGCATTGGTGAATCCTCCAGCAACGGTGCCGTATTGTCCGCTTACTGAGTTTGAGATCCCTCCCGCAATTGTGGCTTGTCCGTTGCCGGTGATTGCGTTGAGCCTTCCGCCACCGATGGAAGATTCGTTTGCGGCCCCTCCCAGGATGGTGTTGGTGTCGCCGCCTGCGATAGTCGATTGGGTGGAGTCAACCTGATTGCTATCACCGTTACCGATGAAACTTTCCAATCCACTGGCAAGATTTTTTTGACCACCAACGACAACCGCCCGCTGACCAGAAGCCGTATTGTCCGCTCCTCCAAGAATCGCCGACTGCGCTCCGCTGGCCACCGCTCCAACTCCAACCGTCGGGCGATTCACCTGAAGATCGACGGCATCCACTCCACGAGCATTACCAGCCGAGGCGTCCGCAACCAGAACACCAAGCCCGCCAGGGTCTTTTATGGAAACCTTCGATGATTCCAGAGCAATCGGAGTTCCCGTGGCAGCGGACAAGCGCGCAACCCGGCCTGCTGCAAGATTGGCATCGCCTGTGACGGGAATAATTTTCTTATGGCCGATTCCTGTCGCCGGAAATGTCACGGCATCATTGACCGGCACAAATCCAACCGTGCCTGCTGAAAGCGACACAGCATCCGTTCCGTTCCCCACCGCCAAAGCTCCAAGAGCGTTTGGGATGGCCAGTTTAACCGACACCGGATACGTGCCCTTAATGTCGCTTCCCGCCGCAGCACCGGCCAGAAGCCCAGCCGGCCCCTGCAATCCCGTCATGCCAACGCGCGCACCAATCGCCGCAATCGTTCCTGGCGCAGCGTTGCTCACGTAAAGCGAGCTTGCTGTGTTCTCAAGATTTTTGACGGTTGCTTTTGTCGCGTTGATTATGGCTGTTACCTGCAAGGTTCCGACCCCTTGAACAAATACGGTTTCACCAATGACAAATCCAGCCGTGGACGCAACCCAGAGAGAATCGGAAGCCAGTTCCGCTGGCATTGTGAAACCTCCGTTTGGAGGAGTTCCGTCAATAATCGTGGTGACGGCGGATGTTCCGTTGGTGCCGTTGGTGCCGTTTGATCCTGCTGCACCAGCCGGGCCAGCAATGTTCTGGACGACGACATCGTCGCAACTGGCAATGCAGCACGGATCGGCTATTGGAAGTGCGGCGCTCATCTGGTAACTTTCATTTCATGGCCACCGTGGCGTCCACTCAATCTTTAATCAAGCACCGATACGGGATGGGGTCGTCCGAGCAGGCGACGGATTTGGAAGTCGAGCTTGCGGCGTTTCTTCACAATCCCCCGGAAGGCCTTGGAAAATCAGAACATTTCTGGAACATCGTTTCAATGCTTTGGGGTCCGAAATCAACGAAACCATTTCTTCGTCATCCGTGGGCGGAACGAATGTGCGCATCCGCTTGTGAGAACAATTATGTCGCGGTCAGCGGGTGCGGGTCATGTGTTACTGGCCACACGCGCATTCTGAATCCAATCACGGGAGAACAGCCAACGATTCAAGAATTGTGCGAAACCAACACGGCTCCAATCGTGATGACCATGAAAGGGCCAGCACGAGCAGGTGTGCCGTTTTTGAAGGGTAGAGAAGATCTTTATCGCGTCACTTTACGTAACGGAACTTCCTTCGAGTCAACTGCCTCTCATCGGGTGTTAACGCCACGCGGGTACGTCCACGTTTCAGATCTGCGGCCCGACTCACTCCTGCTTGGATACGAGCCACGCCATCGGCAGTCCATTTCGGGCAACGACCTTTTAAATCGTGCGCGAGATTTGGTATCGCCTGTCGCGGTGTCAAGTATAACAAGGACCGGATGCAAGTATTTTTACGACATTCAAGTTCCGATTCACCACCACTACTTTGCTGAAGGCTCCATCCATCACAACAGCGGGAAAACTGACTTTTTTGCAGTATGGGCAATCGTCAACTGGCTCGCCGCGCCAAAGGATACGCTGGTCTTTTGCACGTCCACTTCGCTCAAGGAATCCGGCAAACGAATATGGGGCAGCGTGAAGGCTTACTACACATCGGCAGGACTCGAAGGCGTTGGAAAACTGGTCGAGTCGCTTCACATAATCCGCACCAATGACGGTAGCGGTGTGTTCAACGACAAGGAGGGGATTTCCTGCATCGCTGGTGAAAAGAAGGATGAGAAGGATGCCATTGGAAAACTGATTGGAGCAAAGAATAAGCGGGTCTTCCTGATTGCCGATGAGCTTCCTGAACTGACTGAAGCAATTCTGACCGCAGGATTATCGAACCTCGCGCTCAATCCATACTTCCAACTCATCGCGCTCGGAAACTTCAAATCCATCTTCGACGCCTTCGGTGTGTTCGCAAGGCCGAAGAAGGGATACGGATCGATTACAGTTGATGACAAGGAGTGGGAAACTGAGCACGGCATTTGCCTGCACTTGGACGGGATGAAGAGTCCAAACATTACTGAAGGAAAGGACCGTTGGCCGGGGATATACAATTCCAAGAATCTCGCCAATCACCGTAAAGATTATGGTCCTGACTCCGCCGAATTCTGGCGCATGTGTCGATCATTCCCGACGCCTGAAGGCAGAGAAAATGTTCTGTTCTCAGATGTTGATTTTATGCGTGGAGACGCTCACGCGCCCGCCGTTTGGCTGGAACCTCCAACCAAGTGCATCTCGGCAGACCCAGCGTTCACTACAGACGGAGATAAGTTTGCAGTGATAGTCGGCCTGTTCGGCAGGAACAACAACGGGTTGCCGACATTGGAGATAAAGGGTTACAGATATGTCCATGAAAACATATCGCTTACCAAAGCGGGCGAGCCGAGAGACGTTCAAACGGCGCGGCAACTCTCGGAGATTGCCAGAGAAGAACATTGCCTCCCCGAAAACGTCGGCGTGGATTGTAGTGGTCCCGGAGGATTGGCCTTCGGTTCGATCCTTTCCGCCGTATGGTCGTCTCGTTACCTTCCCGTCAAGTTCGGAGAAAAGCCAAGCGAACGACTTGTTTCAGAAGAAGATTCAAAACGATGTGATGAAGCATTTCACAACAAGGTGACAGAATTATGGGCGATAGGAAGGCACTTTGTCAGAGCGGGACAGATCAAGGGATTACCCGGAGAAATCGCCAAGGAACTCACTGCTCGCAGGTACGAGACGGTGAAAGGGATTGCAATGAAAATGAAGGTCGAGAGCAAGCGCGACATGAAATCTCGTGTTGGCTTCTCACCGGACGGAGCCGATGCATTCCTGATACTTGTGGAGTTGTGCCGTGAACGATTTGGGTTTACACCAGGAGCGATGAATGGGATGCCCAAAGTGTCCAAAAGAACAGACTGGATCGACCAGTGCAACGCCGCTCACGAAATCTACAATCCCGCCAACAGTTACGTTGATGCTTAAACTATTAGATCCTGGCACCGTGCCACCGGGAGGTTTCCGCTACCTGTGCCCGGAGACGAAGACGTGGATTGCCGCCGCTAGTTTTGGGGAACTGGTAGCGGCATCCGAGAAGCATCGCGCCGCAAACAAATTGGGTATCCCGGACGTATTCAGAGAGCAAGTCGAGGCGCAGCTTTGTTCCCACATGCCGCCAGGCACATGCCAGCACGAGGCCGGCGTTGCCATGAGCGGGCACCGGCGTCTTACGTTTCAGGATGTGGTAAGTGCCACCTTAACCCTCGGATCTTGGTTTCTAAAAGGCACCCCGAAGGTGGAGCAGTTCGAGGCGGAGCGGCGGGCGGCGATTTGCCTGTCGTGTCCAATGAACCAGAAATTTGACGGATGCACAACGTGCGCTGAGAAGGATTTGAGAGAAACGATAGTGGGTTTCATGGGCGACTCGAAGACCGCCGTGGATGCGAATCTTCACACCTGTTTTGCTTGTGGTTGCACGCTCAAGGCAGCGATATGGTTCCCAATAGAAATTTTGCAAAAGCAGATGACTGACGAAATGAAAACTCTACTGCCAGCGTACTGCTGGAAGAAATAATACCATGCTGGATTTACCGCCTTCACTCGACATTCTAAACCTCAAGAAGCCCGACAAGACCGGCGTTCCAAAGCAACGTCTTTCCGACCCATCCAAGGCTTGCGCCCTCGTCGCCAACCTGATTTATGCCAACCGAGAACGCGCTCAGGTGGACGCGCACGTTAAAGGGATGCTCGATGGAAATGCGCCATTTTCATACTCCGAACTACGAGCGAAGGGCCAAGGCCAACGCACCAACGTAAACTTTCGCGAAGGCGAAGCGATGCTGGGAGACGCCATGACGCCGTTCTACGATCTGTTCGCGGAGTCAGACACGTACTGCAAGCTGGAGGTGCGCGAAGATGATTCACAGAAGCGCACCGAATGGAGCCGTATCGTGACACAGAAGTTCGACGATCTCGTGAAGGAGTGGGCGGGATTTGATTGGAACATGCAGGCCATCCTTTTCGACATGGTGGCGTACGGAAAAGGGTTTGCCATGTGGCCCGACAAGACATCGTGGCAATTCAAGGGCGTTCGACAATCCCGCGTGCTGGTGCCCGACCAGACGCCATCCGACCCGGACCAACTGGAGATCATCGTTGTGCGCCAGACCTGCACGGTATCTGAACTTTACAACCCGATTCGGGACGTTGAACGGGCTAAAAGCATTGGATGGAATCCATCCGCCGTGCTTGAAGCGTGTGGGCGCGCCATGCCGGAAAGCTCCGCTTCAACCGGGGCATCTTTGGACTGGGAATTGATGCAGCAGGAGTTGCGCAATCACGACCTTTACCAGATGAGCAGATCGGCCACCGTCCAAATCGCCCACATCTTCGTGAAGGAATTCAGCAATAAGGTGACCCATCTTATCATCGAGGAGCGCGATGGACGCAGCAGTGGTGAGAAGCCGGATGATGTTTTTCTCTACAAAAAGATCGGTCGATTCGATTCGTTCCGTCAGGTCGTCTCGCCGCTCTTTTACGATATC